GAAATATTGATTGGTTGGTTGAATGTCCAATTATCTATGTTGAAATAATTTTCTATTTCTGTAATACATTGAAGTAAAACTTCTCTTTTGTTATATGAATTAAAAACTCTAATTTCAAAATCCACAGCAATATTAATAACAAATCCATCTAAAAGATTTATACCATCAGTTAACATTCTATATTCAGATAGATATGTTTTAAGGTTTTCTTTGACTGCTTTGTTAAGTGATACAAGTTTTTTATCAGAATTATATCCAAGTGTGTATAGATTAATAGCGAATGGATTATTTTTTTCGTTTACTGTTCCTTTTTTATTTGTTAAAAAAGTTTGAAGTTGGGTTTTTATTTCTGTTTCTGTTAAATTTTGTTCTTGTAAATCTAAAACTAATCCTGCAAACTCATCTAATGAATCAGGTGAAGCTAAAATAGAAGAAGGTGAATTATTATCTAACTCCCCATCTGGTGCTGTATATGCTTTTGCAATACCTCCATATTTAGCTGGAAGTGCAAGTGCCCTAACTTGGTAATCTTTTCTTGTTACTGCTCTGTTTTGTGAACCGAAGTGTGCAAGTGCATTTTCTCTAATTTCATCAATCGTTTCAGCACCTCTACCACCACTAGCAGGAATTTCATTATCTACTGCTACAGAATTTTTACAAAATCTATAAAGAGTTATTTCATCATCATCAAACAAAGATAAATCTTCATCAAATTCTATAGCATCAATTTGAGTTAAATCATTCACAGGTACATTTGCGGAAACACCTCCACCAGTAAAATATCTTATTGTTAAAGTTGTATTACTTGGTGCCTGACCATAAGATTTTGATTTTAAGAAGTTAGCTGGGTCAAATGATGCACCTAATCTATCTATTGAATTATTTAATCCTAATCCTACATTTTTAAAATTTGGTAAAAAGGTTTCATCCGATGATGTTGAGTTTCCTCCCCCAAATACTAATGTTGTAGTGTTATCTTCATTTATTTGTCTTACAAATCTTCTTGATGTTTTTGTTACTTTTAATATTTGAGATACAGAGTCTTTAAATTGATATAAATCAGTATCAAATTGGTCTGTATTTGCATAATCAGTATAAACCAATTCTTGTGCAAGATAAGGTACTTCATACCATTTATTTCCATTTGAATCTCTTACATCATATATTTCTATTACATTTGTATCAGCAATATCTATTTTTGAAAATTGTTGTGGTGAGCCAAACGAAATATTAATCGTATTTAATTCTGCTGAAATTGCATTAACATATTTTCTAATCAGATAAAACGTAGGTTCTCCTAATTCATTTCTTTCATAAACAGAAACTTCTCTTTCTGTTAAGTCATTAAAATCTACAAGTTCAGTCGTTCTAAAGGTTATACCAGTAGATGCAGAAGTAACATTCATTCCTTCTTTTATTCTTATAAGATATCCAGGGTCTAAATCAAATCTATTATCACCATCATATAAATTTCCACTTGCCTTTCTTTTACTTGGTACAAGTTGATATACAGATAATCTTGTTAATCCAGCCGATGTAACTTTTGGTTTATATCCCAAGAAATTTGCAAGAGCCACAACATTACTTCTATCTTCAGCGGAATGAATCATAGATTCTTTCAACGTATCATCTATATAATACCCAAGTACATCTCCTAAATAAGATGCCATTTCTATGAACATCATACCTGGTGATGATTCATTAAAATCCGAATATGTTTGTGGGAAATAAGTTTTAGCAAACTCAACTAGATTTTCTCTAAATTGACCGAAATCTTTATTAAGATATTTTATATCTCTTCCTTTATTTTTTATATTTCCTGTATTAAGTGCCATAATTTATTATCCCTGTAATGTAAAAGATACACTATCTGTTTCTATATTATCTCCAACTGAAAATTTTATATTCATTCCAACTTGGTTTTTATCTTTCATTTCATCAGTTAGCTCTACATTTATTTCATCTATATTAATATAAGGTAACCAAAAGTTTACACTATCAGTTATTGTATCAACTAATCTATCTTCAAAATCATCTCCCATTTGTTCAAATAGAAGGTCATGTAAACCAGTACCAAATTCTGGTTGCATAACTCTTTCACCTCTTGCAGTAAGAAGAAGATTTCTTAAATTTGTTTTTGCGGCTTCATATGATGTGTAGGTTGGTTGAAACAAAGTTCCACCATTAGTAGGATACTGAAAACCATATGCATGATTATCAAACTCCTCTTGGGTATCCTTTACAATCTTTTTACCTACAACGTATGCCACTTTTTATCCTCCACATTGACAATTTCCACATCCACAATCACCAGAACTTTTCTTTTTTAAAGTTTTAGTGAGAACGAATACTGAAGCTCCCAACATTACTAATATAATTAATCCTTGTATCATTATCTTTTAAACTTTTTTACTAATGCAGAGTTATCTCTGTTTAAAATTCTATCTAATCCAGCCAATCCTGTCTGAACACCTAATCCACTCTTTTTAGCTCCACCAGCTCCTGGCATATCTCCATATCCCATTTGTGCAGCCATTGATGCTCTCATTCCACCTAGTCCAGTTTGTGCTCCTTGTTGAGTAAACGAAACTGTTTTATCCATACTTTCATTTACAGGTTGTTGAAATGAATCTAACACAGATTTAGTTTGTTGTGTTCCCCCTGCTCTTTGTTCTTTAGTGAATGGTTTTGTATTGTTAAGAGCTTCGTTTATTGCATCATTTTTAGTGAACTGTCTCTTTGGTTGCTCTTCTCTTTCATTTTGTAATACTTGATTAGCCATTTCAAAAGGGTCTACTTCTTCACTCACCACTTGGGTTTTATTAGAAGATTTCATTTTACCTTTTACAGCTTCATCAAGTATTGCTGGAAACTGTTCCTTAAGAAACTTCTCGTGTTTCTTTGCAACTTCTGCTTCCACTATTGTTTTTATTACTTTTACTAATTTTTTTGAATCCATTGTAATTTGTTTTCTTTTATCTTAATATAAATATATCTTTGTTAGTTTTATAGATTTAACAATCAACACAACACTTTCTTCTTTCCTCCTCAAGTTCTGCTCTTATTTGTTGTAATGATTTTTGTGTTTGTTTATTTGACTGTTCATCAATCAACTTTACTATAGCTAAATCAGCTTCAGTAAAGAATCGCTTTCTTCCTAATTTATTTTTATCACTTTCTGATTTTAATATTGCATCTAAATTACTATTTAAATTACCAGATGATAATTCTTGTCTTAACTCATTATCTAATTTTTCACTATCTTCTCCTTGTTGGCCAGGATTAAATGGTACATCCCTACCTCCAAATGCACTTCCATTTAATGAACCAAAGTTACCATCTTTTCCAAATTGTTCAGATGCAGAACTACCTGTGAGTTTAAAAGCAGGAAATGGTATATTTGGTATTGAGTATCCTGTAAATTGTACTACACCAGGTCCAGGTATGGGAGATGGTGCTGATGGATATAGCGATGTAGTCATGTACATACCTTTAATTGATAGAAGATGTATTTGCATAAACAAAACCATCATATCTAAAAAAACTAATGATGAATCAGTTGGTATCTCAAATGGAACATTTGGCCAAGTACCAGGTGAGGTTACCATTGCAGAGTTTGCAATTATATTTTGAGCAGAACCTGGTGCAGGTATAATAGGTGTAGGAAATGGTAAAAGAGTTGCACCAGTCCAATATCCTTTTACTGCATTACCAACATCTTTTAAAAACGCATGTTGACCTGGTTGAGTTTTTGTCAAAGCAGTAGTATGTGCAACATTCATAAGTTGAGAAAACAAGGGAACATTACCCGTCTGTACTGGATTTTTATTTATCAGCTGACCTCCTCTCCTCATACATAAATCATATTCAAGTGCTAATTTTGCACCAAATAAAGGAAATCCACTAATAGCTAATGGATTGTTCATGTAGAGTAACATATTTACTTTGAACAATTTCCAAGACATGATTTACTCCGTAAAGTTTTTAGTTGATTTAATTTGGTCTAATCTAGCTTTAATCTGGTCAAATTCTGGTAAATTTAATGGACCTTTTGCAGATGGACCAGAAGGAGTTGCAAAAACTTGATTTGAGATTGCAGTAATCATTGCATCTAAAATATCTACTAATGTTTGTGCTCTTGCAAGAGGTTCTACTTGACCAGTTCCTCCATTATTACTATCATCAGTATTTAATCTGATTTGGCCGTTACCAGTTTGAACTATAAAATTTGAATCATTTCTATCTGCAGTAACTACCACATCACCTCCAAAATCTAATTCGGCTCCTGCATTTCCATTATCTATTGTAAATTTACCATCAGATATAAATCCATAATTTCCTTTAGAAAAGAAAATCATTTCATTTGCTTTTGATGATAATATAATTCTTTCTGAATTTATTAAGATTTGGTCTTGACCTACATACTCTTCGGGTAATTCAAATTTAATTGGAGTTGTTTCAAAGTTAGAAGAACCACCATCATCTATAAGACCAGGTTGAAATGGTATTTTATAATCTTGTGAAGTTAGTGCAATAATTGAACCATCTTTATTTACATCTTCTTCAACTAAATCACCAGGTTTTAAATTATTTACAGACTCGTCATTTTGTCTGTTTCTTAAAATTATACTTGGAGAAAATGTTGATTCTGAATTATTATACCCACTAAATCTTATTGATTGACCAAATCGTGATTGTAAAATAGAATCACCTTCATATAATTTTAATTTATTAACTTGTTGCTCTTCAAAATATTCACCATACTTTGTGTTTCTATCATCAGATGTAGATGAATTGGATGTACTTGTTTGAGAAACTGTTGAATAATCCCCTCCACCCTTTTTCTTTTCAGTTTCTCTATAAATTGATTTATTTTTATCAACTGCTGCATTTCCACTATTAATATTAATAGATGATATTCTTCTATAATATCGTATTGAACCAATTTTATAAAGTTCAACAGTTTCACCAATGATTGGTATTTCTAAAAGTGAATTGTTAAGAGGCTGATATGTAAATAAGGAATCTTCGGAAGTTGTTTTATCTTTAAGAGGTCTTACAACTACACTACCAACAATACCTACTTCTTTTTCTGTATAAAGTTCTTCGGTAGATTCTTCTTTTGATTGTATTCTTGGATGTACATCATCTAATATTACATCAACTACAATTCCTGTTTCAGGATTTGAACGAATAGATATTTTATTAGTCTGAGCACTTTTGTAGGATTGTTGTAATCTTTTATTCATCAGTTTTAACTTTCTGTTTAAGTTCTTCTATTTCGTTAGTAAGTTCATCAACTTTTAAATCTTGCTCATCTGCAACTTCAGCAATTGTTTCATCTAATTGTTTTAGAAGTTGTTCTTTTTCTTCATCTGATAGGAATCCCGTATCTCCTTCTGCCTTATGTTGAGCACCAATAATTCTTTGAGCAATGGCTGCCATCTTAATAAGAGCATCATCGTTCTTAACTGAAGTATCAACTAAATCTTTTATGATTGGGCCGATTACGGCCATATCACCTGCATGTCTAATTACCTTTTTCATTTCAGCAATCAATTCAGAGATTCTTTGTTTTTTGTTTTGTTGATTTTCGTAGATATCTTTAAACAAGCCACTTAAGTTTTTACCAGGAAACAATTCAAAATCTGTACTCATAATTTTTCCATATTATGTTGTATATAAATATAGTAAATAAAAAAACCTCTCCGAAGAGAGGTTTTTATCCAACGCGTTATGGAAGTTGAATCCTTATTATTTTTTCTTAAGGATGTGGTATAAAATGAATGCACCTACTAAACCAAGTAGTCCTTCATTACTCAATCCACCCAAAATACCCATAATGTTATCCACTACCGAGTTATCTGGCCAGAAAGGTATCTGTGCACCTTTAAATAATACTTCTAGTACTACTCCAAGTGCAATGATACTTATACCAATTTCTGTTAATGATTTAGCCCAATCGCCAATCTTTTTTAGAAATTCCATAATTATCTCCTTTGTTTTGGTTAGTAATATAACTTTTCCATATTACAAAACATCGGATATCCATGAAATAACTATGTAAACTTAATAAAAAAAATAGTTAATATATATAGAATCCTCAATTATAAGTGTATATTGATGAAATATATATAAAATAAAACACCAAACCCACCGAAGTGGTGGGTTCATTATCGAATCTCTTTGAATTACGATTAGGGTATAATATTGGATGCCAGAGTGTTTCTAAACTACGAATTCTATAAAAGAATCTTTTCCATCCTTTTGAATAAATATTGATATTCAATCCCTTGATGTTACCTTTTGAGATAAATCTTCAAGTTTAGCTTCAAGTTGTTTGATTCTGATTTCATCACCAGACCATTTTTTACCACCTTTCGGTTTATACCAAACTAATTTACCTTTTTTGTAAAGTGCTTTGTTACCAAATGAATCTTTCCAATAATCATGGATAAGTAATTTACCATTTGATTCAAAGTACATTCCTTTTTGAGTCATAGAACCATCTTCGTTGTAAGCTCTATAATCGTAAAGATTGTCATCTATCTGTGTAATAACTTTAGAATCTTGTCCAAAGAGTGGAATGGTACACAGAGAAAATAATAGGATTGCTATTATTTGAACAATCTTTACTTTGAATAATTGTTCATTCATAATAATTCCTCTTT